AAAATTAACCGACCCTGCCAGTCCGTCCGAACATTGCCCGGATGTGAGTGCTTTTAAGTTCATTGGTCCAGCACCAAAGCGGTGAATAGAACCGCTAACAGACGCAGGTTTTGCGACATTAAAAACCCTTATAAGAGAACCATCAGCATTTGTGTAACCAACCTGTCCCGAAATCACCGCACCGGAATAACCGACACCAACGGATAAAAATCCGTAAGAATCGGAATAAACTTGATTGATGGCGTTTTTAGGCGATGTTAGTGGGATAGACGTTGTGGTAAGTGATTTTTCACCGCCTTGCAATGAACCACTCGGAAAGTAAACCCCTCCGCTCCAAGTCGCAAGTTCTAACTGCTCCAAGTTTGCTGCAAAGGAAACACGGCCCGACACCGTGGTAACGGTGCCCGTGTAAACAACAGGGGTGTTGCCGTACTCTTCCATGAAGTCCAATCGATACCCCGAATAATACCCGGCATGGTCCACGAATCCCGTTTGGGTCAGCGTTGGCTTGGTCGGTGCGATGAGCGTTTCAACCACTTTGGCCACGTCAAAGAATCCGAAGTTGGTGCTGGGCAATTTGTCGCACTTCAACCGAGCAAGGGTCGTCCCTGCCGGGTTCTTAACATCGCAGACGTACCTGTAATTGGGTTGTGCAATCAGCGAACCGCTGACCTTGAAAAGCATCTTGTTGTAAACGGGGGTTGCTGCTTGGGGCGACCCGGAAAGGACGGTTGTTGCCATTTTATCTTGTTGTTGCTACGCTTATGGATTTGCCGAGAGTTTCAGCGATTGTGTTTACCAAAACGTCTATCATTTCGGGGGATAGGGCGTTGCTCATAAATTTAGTTCCCCTGACACCTCGCTCACGAATAGCGAAGGCCATTGTCCTTCCAAGGACTAAACCCTGCTCTTGCTTGGTCCGCATCCGCTTGAGTTTGCGTGAGTAGGTTGGGGTTACTGCAATTTCCTTATTTGCAATCCAGTCTGCTATGGCTTGAGGTGGGGGAATCTTGTTGCCGTACCTAAACTTTGAGTCCCTTGCGGATAGGTAACTTGATGACCTTCCGTGAACCCCTTGGTCAACAAACTTCCAATAGGGGTTTGCGACAACGGTTACAACGATTTCCTTTGCGGTTAGTTCAATCTCTCCAAAGTCAATGGATGCCGAGAGCGTTCCACCCGCATTGGCTTTGGCTGCTTCAAGGTTCTTCTTCGCAAGTTCAATGACCCTTGCGACCCAATTAACCAGCACGTCATAGGTTGGCGACTTGCCTCCACCCTTGGGGCCGACGATTGAACCAATCCCCTCCAAAGCGGTTTCGTCAATGCCTTTCATCGAACCGCTGCCGAACTTACCTACGGGCTTGCCATTGGCGAGGATGGTTGTTTCCATGTGGGTAAATGTACCCCGTGCTGGATAGTGTCTATCTCCGCCTTGCTCGCTCCGCTTCCATCCGTTCTGCTTCCAAGATGTCGTGAATTAACAAAGCGTAATTGAGAAACTCCACCGCCTTCATAGCAAAGATGGCATCGAACTTCAGAACGTCCTTGTTAGCCATCCGCCACACCACCATCAGCCATCCGTACCCGGCAAGAGGGCTTACGTCAGCCCCTCGGCCTTCGTCATCAGGTGCTTGGAATAGTCGCTCAAAACTTTCAAGTAGGATTCTGAACTTAGCAAAAAAAAACTAACAACGCCCCAAACATCGCCCACCTTGGCGTGCTTCTTCATCAACTCGGCTCGCTCCGCATGGGCAGCCCCGTCGTACTTTTTCGGGAATAATCCGAATAGACCGCCCTCCCTTGACAAGGTCGCCATGATGCGATGAAGGTTCTGCAGGAGTTGTTTTTCGTCCGTCGTGTTTGCGTCCATCAGTTCTATCAACTGCCCAGCGGTCAACTCATCCGTGAACACCGTAGGAATCCACCACTTGCCCCCTGCTTTGAACTTCCGTTTGTACCCCAATGCAGGTAATGCGTTCCACTCGCTGATAATAGCCATGTAACGCTTTAGGACGCTCTTAGCGGGCATCTCTCGAACAAGTGATATATCCACCCCCTCAACGATTGCGACGACCCCTGCACGCTTGTCGTAGTCCCCAAGGACGCTGCTGAACTCAATGGCTCCGATGCGTTGGAACTGGTCAATGGTTAGGTCTTGGAGTTTCATAGTTGTATGTACCATTGTTGAGTACCCGGAACGACCTTATGCCTGCCATCAAAGGCTTCCCCTACGGCCTGAATAACTCCGGGCCATCCTCCAACATAGTCGTCCCCACAAATAAATCCGCCCTTCTTGACCTTGGGTAGCCAAGCCTTAATGTCTTGCAACACAGACTCGTATTTGTGCGATGCGTCAATATACACGATGTCAAAAGCAGAGTCCTTGAACTTCTTACAAGCAGCCAACGACTCCATGTTTAGCAAAGAAACCCTATCTCGTATCGGCTCAAGGTTTTTCAAAGCCTCTTCGTATAATGGGATTGAATTGCTCGCCTTGTGTTCAGGTGAGCCTTCAAAGTGATCAATGGCTACCAACTTGTAATCAAGCCCCCTGCCCACAAAAACCTCGTCAAATATGGCCGTGCCACGACCGAGGTAGACCCCGATTTCAGCCATGTGGTATTTCTTCTGCGGAGGCATTTCGTCAAGGATTAACTGAAGCAGTTGGCCTTGTTCCTCCATGTTTGACCAGCCAAAAATGTGGTCGTGTTTCATCGCTTAAACAGGGTTTTAATGTTGGTGCTTCCGTGCTTGTAGTTGTTGGTCAAGTGAAAGACCTTGCAATAATCCGCAAGTTCGCCCTGCTCCGTGAACTCCAGCATCGGCTTTAGATTCAAGGACCAAATCGGGAAGGACGCAAGGCTTTCCCTGTAAAGGCCATTGTTCGGGATATGGTCAAGTTCGCCCGGATTACGGGTCAGGACCTCTTTCAACCTCTTGGTGCTGAATATCCAAAATGCGTGGTAGTTGATGAAGAAGGGCAGGCTCACGTAGTCCTTACCGTTGTACTGACACCAAACGGAACTGGGCAGGACCTCGTTCACGTCGGGAGTGCATTCGCCTTCCTTGTCCTCGTAGGTTTCAATGCGAGTGAAGGATGGGTAGAAACCATCGGCAAACATCGAATCGAACCGCTCCGTGAAGTTTACGAAGCCTTCCTTGGGCAGCATCATGTCGTCCTCAAAGTAGGCCACCCAGTCAAAATACTTGTAGGTTTCCTTGATTCGAGTGCGATGGACTGCGGTCAGCATCCAAGGGTGCGAGAGTTGCGTGTGAGCGTGAACCGTTACGGGTTGGTCCGCAAGTAGCCCCACGACTTCGGGGTCGTTGGTGTCAACAAAGATGTCTGCCTGCACGGGGTAGGACTTGATGGCCTCAATGACCCGGATGAGGTTTGGAATCCTTTCGGGGTTGTGGTGGTAGGCGATGTTGGCGAGTAGTTTCATGTCAAAAAGTTACAACAAATTTTTCGGGTGAAGGCCAGCCGGGGTTGGAATCAAAGACTGTGGTGTCGGGTTTCTTGCCAATCCAATGCTCGGCTTGGAATCGGTGGTCCCGTACAGGTTCGCCCAGTTCTTTAATGTGCTCGGACTTGGCCCACCAAAAGTTGCCACCGAAGTACGGATAGCCTTCGGGGTTGTTGGCGTCAGCCATGTGGGGGAACTGTTCCTTGGTAATCCAATGGCAGCCTACCGCATCGACCTGCTCCAGCATTTGCAAAGACCGCTCCCAAGCAACGACGTTGAAGAATAGCATGGACCTGCCCCAAAGTTGGGTGGTCAGGGATGGGTTGGATGAACCCTTCGTGTGGGCGTACAGGTACACGGCTTCCTCTTCTTGGCTTGCCCGGTACATCTCGGTAAGGGTCGCCTGCTCCCAAGCATTGGTCCGGGTTACTACTATTTTAATCTTCGGGGCCACCATCGAGTTCTCCAGCACCTCCTTGACCGCCTTGCGTTGTTCTGGTGGACCGACGATGCCGACACGGATTTCGTCCAAGGTATTGATGAGCCCGTAGTTGCAAACCGCCATCATGTGCTGGTTCAGGATTAACTGCCAGTTGCCTCCGCAGTAGATGTGATAATAGTGGATGACTTTCATAGGGTCCAAAGGAGGGTCAGAAGGGTGATGATGAAGAAAATGGCTGCAAGCGTCTTGCCGATTTCGACGAGCAGGTCAAGGATGCGTTCGATGTTCATGGCTCAAAGTTAAACCACAACGTACTTCCCCGAGTTACTGACCCTTAACTTGTTGAGGGCCACATAGCGCATCGCATCGCAGGCGTGGTTAAAGGAATCAATCGGGACCCCTGTGTTCTTGCCCTCCTTGTCGGTTGCCCAAGTGTAGGACCGCAGTTCCTTGATGAGGTTCGTGGAGTCCTTGGTAACCTGCAACTTGAACCGCTTGAGGATGTCGATGCCGTTCCGAACCGAATCGGGGCCCTTCTCCGCTGGCTTGATGTTGAAGCCAAGGCGGTAGATTTCTTCAATGCTCTTCGGTTCTGCTGAATCGGCCACTATCTCCCAAGCCCTTGTGATACCCAGCGTCCGAAGTTTGTCTGCGATGTCTTGGTTCGTGAGGCCTGTTGAGTAGAGCAGTTCTTGGATGAGCAGACAGTCCCCTTGGCGGTAGATAGCGACGAGTGCCGTTGGGTCGTTGCTGAAGCCCCAGTCAAGCCCAAGGGCGACGAATTTAGCACGGCTGACATCTATACCCTCCACCACCTCAAAGTCCTCGTAGATGGCTCCCTGTAAGGTCCCGACTTGACCGAGGCCATAGACCTTCCACCAGTTCGCCCAATACGCAGAGGTTTCCGCTTTGGTGCGGTTGAGTTCGATGTCCCTCTTGATGGTATCAGGCAGGGCTTCGTTGTCGTTGTAGGTTAGGATTATCAGTTCTGCGTCCTGTTCGGGCAGGACCTCCGTATGCGCCCAGAACTCATGCGTCGGGTTGAAGTCGATGTAGATGGCCTCGCTGGTACGGATGGCCAACTGGTAGTAGGATTCAAAGTCAATGTTGTTCGCCTCGTTGATGTAAACGACCTGCCTCCTTGCCCCTCGGAGCCGTGCCTCGGAATCAGCCGAAAAGAACTCGATGATTGAACCGTTAGCAAAGTGATAGGTGAGCAGGGTCTTGTTCCAACGGTCTGCGACCCATCGGCCCGTCCATTGCATGACCTTGGCAAAGTCTTTGATTGCACCCCTTCGTAGGTGGGGGATGGATTCGGAAACCACCGAAATCTCGGTCTTGTTCTTGGCTGCGATGTTTATGAGGACCGCAAGGATGGCAAGGGTTTTCCCTGCACTTGTTCCGCCTTGGATGACCTTCTTGCGAGCCTTCATCCTGCGGATTCGGCTGATAGCGGTCGTGTACTTAAAGTCCATCCCCAAACAGGGGTTGCTCGATGTGAACCGTGCTCTCTTGCTTGTCAACCAAGCCAAGGAGGCGAGAGGCGATGTTGGCCGAGTAAACGCCAGCACTTGAACCCTCCAGCATATCCTTGTCGCAAACCAACCTTATGCGTGTAATGATTGGTAAAAATTCCTTGTGATGGTCGCTATCTCCCTTTCGATACTGCGATAGGTTGTGGCAAACCCCATTCTCTGCGAGGTATCCTTCAAAGCCCCGAAAGGTAATCGGACGCTCTTTGTCCCGGTAAACCATATTCCCATCCTTACCGACATAGTCCTGCACCCGGTAAGGGTTGGACTTGTTTTCGGCTCGGTACTGCAGGAACGCAGCCCAAAGTTCTTCGGGGGTATTCCAAATCGGGGGTCGGCCTGCCATTAGTATTCGATTTTGTCTATGAGTTCGTCTATCTTGTCCACAATCTTCATCTTCACCGCAAATGCGTTCGGGGCATTGGAATCGTCCACCGCTCCGATGCAATCGCAGAGGGTTGTAATCACCATCATGAGCGAATCCATCCGAGCCTGCACTTGGGCTTCGTTGTCATCCTTTGCTTTGGGGGTTGGCATTCAGTGGGTGCGTTATGGTGTTTTGGTTGACTTCAAGAAACAAGTCCGCTTGCTGGTAAATGTATTGGAGGGCTGATTTTACGCAGTCCGCACACCACCAGTTTGTGGGGGGTCGCCCGTGAGCGGTCAGGATGGCTTGCAGTTCTCCAACGGCATCGGGTGGCAGTCGCATCGTCAGCGAGGCCACGTATTGGTCCCAATACTTGCGGTGCTTTTGGGCAATCACGAACTGGTCGTTGGTCATTTGAAGGTCCATTCTCGGATAATTATTGCGGTGGCAGATGAGGCGAGGCCAAGGATTGGGGCCAAGTACCATTGGCAGGTTGGCAGGGTCAGGGCAACACCCAGCCAAAACCCGAAGCAAGTCATGCACGAAAACGGCTTCCGCTTGGCGAAGGGCAGAGCGTAGAACCATTGGGGCAGCACCCGGAACTCCACGACCGCAAGGGTAGCGAGTGCGCTAATCAGGATTGGAAACACCAGTATATCCATTGGCTTCAATTGCGGTTTTGATTTTGGCCTTGGCCTGTTCGATTGAGTAGATTATTGAGCGGTACGGTATGCCCGTTTCCCGGGACATGGCTTTCATGTTGCCCGTCTGCATTAGCAGGTTCAGCAGTTCCTTGTCGTATGGGAACGCCCCGTCCTTGGCCCAAGAGTCCATTTCGCTCTGGGCGATGGCCCAAAGGTCGTCAAGCAGGGAATCGTAGTCTTTGCCCAGTTCTTGGGTTTCGGGGTCAACCTCGACACGCTCGTCATGGTGTCGGTACTTCTTCGCAAACTGGTTGTTGTTGCCCCGGTACAGGTTCATTATCAGCCGAACGATGTAGAACCGCAGGTAGCCTTGGACCTGCATCTTGGTAATCTTGTCGGGGTCTTTTTCGAGCAGAATCAGGACGACCTCTTGCTCAAGGTCCTTCCAAAGCGGATTGCCCCCCGTAATGGTAAGGCAAGCCCTGCGGATTTCTCCGCTGCGGTAGAGTTCAAGGATGATTGATTCTGCGTACACTCACGCAAAGATGGCGGGTATGTTTACGAATGTTGCAAGAAATCTTTGGTCCTGTTGAAAACCTGCGTACGGAGGTATTTTATGTCGGGTCGGCCTCTCATGTCATTGGCAAGGATTTCGAGGTTGTGCATCACGGTTGCGTGGTTCCTCTTGAGGATTCGCCCGATGTGGGAGTAGGTGTAGAGGTACTCGGAGTAAGCGATGTCTGCAAAGATGGACCGGGCCAAGACGAGTTCACGAGTCTTGACTGAACTGGTGATGTCATCGGGGTTGACCCCTACGACCTCTGCCGTGTAGCCGAGGATGGTTCGGGTAATTAGGTCCATGGTTATGCCGTCTTGGTTGAAAGTTCAATTAGTTTTTTAAGACAGGCGAGTTCCGCTTTTTCGTAGGTGTCGCAATGGTACACTAAAGAGGATTGAACAACAGCGTTGTAATGGCCGTTGTCATACTCAATGAAGTGCCTTAATCCGTGCTTCTCCCTGAACCACCTAAACGCTTGTTGGTAGAGAGGTGCAATTACCTCATCTTTATGCACATTATACGAATAGCGGTAAAAACCTTCCGATTCATACACCTCACCAATAGCGTTGTAAAATGAAAAGCATTCTTCATCAAACCCAAGTTCTTTGAGCGCAAGGGCTTGTTCGTAAGGGATAAATTCGTTTTTCATTTTGTTTGGATTAAAACGGGTTCGGGGGTAGTGGCATCCAATGGCTGACTTCGGTCAGGAACCAAGTTTGGTGTTCGTAGTACCAACGGCCATCGCCAAGCCATGCGTAGGCTTGATTGCGGTCGGTCGTGAATATCAGGACAGGCTCGTAAGGTGTCGGCATCCGGTCGAGGCATTTAATCCATTCCATCGTCAGGCGTTTTTGGCTTGGAGGATACGACCGAGCAGGGTCCAGTTGACGGACCAAGGCTTGATGGTTTCGGAGCGGTCGGGGCGGTTGCAGTTGACACATTCCTTGCGGATGTGCAGTTGCCAGCGTCGGAAATCGGTAGGTGTGGTTTTCATGGGGTTGGGGTTGGGGTGGTAAGGTCAACTGTTCGGGATTTCCGAAGGGTTCGTAAGGTTATAGGCTGACGAT